CCAAACACGGTTTGCAGGGAATGTCAAGTCGACATAATCTGCTGGGTAGTAAGGTACTTCCATAACATCGACACCGAGAACACGTGTTGTACGTGCTCCACCGAATGTCTGACCCATACCATCAAGATAGTCTTGACGGTTGCGCTCTGTACCACCAGTACGTGGAGCAAATGCTTCAGCAATAGCGTCAGCAAGTGTTCCGTTGTTCTTAACAATACCTGCGAATGCATCTGTGCCTGCGTAGAACTTTAGGTTCTGCTTAAGTGCACGATACTTACGTGGCATTGCAAGGATAATGTCTTGCATTACCTCTGTGGTCCAATTGTCATCAGTGACAGTGACGGCTGCTTCGTGAGCATCGCCATCATTTTCAACTTTGTAAACGAAACCTTCCATAATTGAAAGGAAGTCGCCAGTTGTACCATCGCCATTAATAGCGAGGTCTTCAATATCGTTTGCGAATGCGTTTGTCATTAAGCGAACTAAATGATCTTCAAGCGCACCACCTTCAATATTGTCTTCAAGTGCTTCAGTTGATACTTCCCAATCAAGACGAATCTTCTTGGTAGTAAGTTCAACCTTAGTAAATGTTGCACCAGCGTTTTCATAGTTGTTGTTAGCCTGTGCTGCTGCACGGATTACACGTTCACCAACGTTAACTTTTTCAAGTTCCATGGTGTTTGCTCGCATTGTAACTCTACGACCATCTTTGGCGAGAACTGTTGCATCCCACACATAGTCGATGAAGCGGCGAGCCTGCTCTGGAAGGAGAATACCTCCTGGTGTACCCGTTGGATTAACGGCGTTTGGACCAGAAGTTACACCCCATTCAGGAGTAGCAATGTTACCCAAATTTGCACCAATATCAGATGTTGTAGGGCTGGTTGCTGTTGCACCGCCGATATCACCTGAAGCGAAAGCACCATCACCTTGGTGATTGTGCGACACTGTTGGGGCGCCTGGATAATTCTTTACGATTTCTTGTTCCGACATATTGTTCACCTCCTAAGTGAATATACCTTAACTAAATAGGTCGGCATTTGTGAGGAAACGACCGCCCCATAGGGATTTTTGAACCTGACGTACAGGTTCCTGCACGATCTCGCCTAGATCGCCAGACTTGCGGAAAGCAGTATCTTTTTCTACAAGATCTACTCGCTTTCCAAACTCATTAAAAGTTCCCTTTACTTGGCTTACCTCACTTGCTACAGACTTTACTTCGCCTGTAACTGTTTCAAGGGACTTTGTGATTGCTTCAACATTGGCTTGCATAGCCTTAACTGTTTCAGCAAGATTGCTCAAGGCATTAGTTAGAGAGTTATTAATTTCTTCTACAGACTTTGCAACTTCTGCAGTTGCGCTAACAACTGCATCTACTGCTGCATCTGCTTCTTCAGCAACAGGAGCGTCTGCAACTGGTGCATCCTCTTCTGCCACTGCCTCTGCTACTGGCTCTTCTGCTGCTGCTTCTGCAACAACTTCAGTAGCCTCTGCTACAGCGTCTTCTGCTGGAGCCTCTGGAGCAACCTCAACATTTTCAACTTTTGTTGCATCTGCGACAACTAGTGTCTCTTCTGCAATAACAGTTTCTTCTGTCATAGGATTTTCCTCCTTTGTAATCTTAATTGTCCTAATGCCTTTTGCACTATCAACTAAGAACTTTACTGTTTCAATATCGTTTTGATCTTCCACAAAACCAATATTCTTCATTGATCCACTACATGTTGGACAAGTTTCATCAGACTCTTTTGATAGTCTTACAATGTCATCTGTATTGCACCAATAAACTGTATCAATGACTGCTTTTGCTAAGTACCCTCCGAGTTGTCCCTTTTCAATAGAGATAACATTAGCAAACTGATTTGCTGGATTATCTACTAGAGATAGTTCGTGCAACTCATATTCTTTAACAATTCTTACTGCTTTCTTTAATTCTTCATCGTAGGAATCCATTGACTTTGTAATATTTCCTCCGATTGAAAAACCAGTTAGTGTGCCATCAAGAACCTTTTCCCAAGTATCTTGTGCACCCTTTGAAACATATGCCGAAACATATACTCCACTATAAAATTTTCTTGTTTGCGGATCAAAATAACGATCCTCTTTAAATGAAACTACTTTACCAACAGCAGTTGGCTGATGCATTTCACGTAGATTACCACGAAACTTTTTAAAAGCGTCTATACTTGCTTCTGTAGTAACAATGTCATTTTGCTTATCAACATTGTCAAGGGTAGCGAAACCAGATACGATTCGACGATCTTTGTCAATCTTTCCGATAGGCATCGAAAAGCGAACATTGTCGCCATCAGTAATCCAGTGTGCTTTATTTATAGTCATGGCAGTATTATTATAGCATTACTTTATAATGCTTTCTCAATTATTGAGATGATCTTCCCTCACCCTGTGGATTTCTTCCACTAATGGTGGCAGGAGAATCAGATACATTATTTGCTCTTTCTGTGTCTCTTTCACGGTTACCCGCTAGATTTGCCCTAGCATCTGCCCCCTGACGAGGACTCATTGTAAATGGAGAATTTCCATCACCGTCTGGTCTTGGTGGAAGATCTAGCATTTCACGAGCCTCATCTGGAGTAATAACCTGAGTTTTAACATATCGCTCAATAATCTGAGATTGAGCAATTTCATCTGTTAAAGTCATCTCATTAAACTTTAGTTCAAGAATATCTGTTTTTTCTTTAATAATTTTATTAACCATCTTTTCAAGTTGTGCCTGCGCTGGTCTTGCCACCTGCTCTTTGAATGTACGATCTTGTGACATAGCAGCAGCAATAGCAGCAGAGTCTGAACCACCAAGTTTTGAAATAGGAACTTGATGTGCAACCAAAATATCATCACGATTTTGTTTACGATATTTTTCAAAGGATGCTTCTTGAACTGAAGATTCAACAGGCTCCATCTTAAACTCAACTTTATTATTATCTGTATCTCCAGGAAGTGGTATGTATAGGGTTCTGTGATTTTGTCCCTTTAGACCAGTCTGCAAAAATCTAAACATTTTGTCTTCAGCATCTGCAGAAAGTTTTGCACCCTTTACAGTAATAATGTATCGTGGAGCACCCTTATTTTGGAAATAATCAATATTGTATTGAGCAGCCAGCGAGTCTCCAATAAGAGAAGAAACGGCTGAAATGATATCTGGAATACCATAGTATGTGTTAAGTGGAGAATATTCTTTGATATGAATAATTTCATTTGGTCTTGTATCTGTTGTCATTGGGTTTACGTTCTTTGCCCCAAAGTTACGGAAATAAACAACTTTTTGACCAATGATTTGAACGAATCCATCACGTAGACGACGAACACGAATAGTTGTTGACGGGATGTGACCTACGTATCCTACTTCACCAGATACGGTTCTTCCAATTTCAATAAAACCATTTCCAGTAGCCTGTAGATCTGTATAAATTTTTTCCATTGTTGTAGTAAATGAGTCATCATCATTAAGAGATTCTAACCACTCACGAATTTCTAATTTCATTCTTTCAATACGACGACGTGCTCTTTCTACTGCTCCTTCGTCGCCATTATTTTCAAAACGAAGCATTGTGCGATCTGTAATATCAAATCGGTATCCAAGACCAACAACATTTTCTACCTTAGCATCAATAGCAGCATGGTTAGCAAAAGAAGTGTCATAATAACTTGCTAACTCATACATATTGTATGGTGGAGTAATTACATCAAATAGTCCATAGCCATTTCTGTATACCGTGCCAGGATTAATTTGCTTTGATCCACTACCGTCTTGACCCATAGGAATTGCATTTGCATTTTCCAAATAACGTGCTGATGGTTCAACAGAGTTATACCCATAAACTTTAGAAACATTTCTTGTTGTTCTACGCTTGAAGTTTTGATCTAATCCAGAGTATTCTTTAAGAACATTCCAGTCTTTTCCGAAAGGATCTTGTGACTTAAAAATATTTTCAAACTCTTCTTGAGTCTTAAGACTTGCTTGAATAAAATCGTAATCGTATTGTTCACTCATGATTCGTATATATCTTTCCCATATTTGTTTAATGTGTCCTGAGCAGCCTGCCATGCACCTAGATCATTCATAGATGGGATAAGACCGTTTTTTAATCTTTCTACCTGCTCTGTATGCTCTTCTTCGCTAATTCTATTTAGTCCAGGCACAAACACTGCAGTGCCTTCACCATCATCGCCATAATAAACTGCCGCAGTCTTTAGTTCTGTTATTTTTGAAATATCACCCTTCATAGAAGGTATATTTAAAACATTGCCTTCTCCGTCTGTAAACCATTTTCCATTGGATTTCTTGTAAACATACAAACCCCAGTCATAACTCTTAGGAATGACCTTTCTTCGTACATTACTTACAAGCGGTTTACCAGTTTTTTGACTAATTAATGGATTCATGTACTTAAGTATACCAGACTATACCGCTGAACCCAACCTTACGGTCCATGTTGTGTCATTGTATATTTTGACTTTTTCAGCATCAAAAATCATACCTTCATCATCATCAAGAATAATCTTGTTAGTTCCAATATAGGTTTTATAAACATCAGACGGGCTGACACCATAAAGGTCGGAAGCAGAAATAATAAGTACACCCTCCCACGTAAAACTATTTACCCAGTATGACCAATCAAAATTAGTAAACCCGTCAGTTTTTATTTTTAGCCATGGTCGTGTTAGTGTACTCTGAACCTGCTGTAAATTATTTGCTTGATAAAACGCAATATTATTAAATACCATAGGACCAGTTAAATTAATACTTCCTATAAATAGATCAAAGTTAAGGGCACTTGCAAATGCTATTCCAAGAACTCCCCATTCTTTAGTAGTTAGTACTGGTTCTCTTACTAATGCACCGTTCCAAAAATACGACAAGCCATTAAATGTTTGACCAGTTGCTAGGCTTTGTGCATATACTCTTGCTCTACTACCATCTGGGTTAGAGGCAACCATGTAAAACTTGATGGTATCTCCTTTATAAACAATTTCAAACACTTCTGTAGGAATTGCTGGGAATTGATCTTGATCATATCTCATCCATATCTGAGTTGCACTAATACGATAGTTATCTGCTATTGTTGAATTAACTGGAACAGATATACCACGAGAAATTAGTGGATTAAAATCTCCACGAACTTCTATGCCAGATGTTCTGTTGAGATAAAGATATGGGGTACTTCCTTTATAAATGCTAAATGGATTTTTAGCCTTATAATCATAATATAGTCCAGCACGAGTGTATGGGAACATATTTACACCAAATCGTGTTCCGATTGGGTTAAATGAATTATCATTAAATGCCTGAGAAGTTAGTTCAAGTCTACGCAACCTTATTGGCTTTCTTAAAATACCACGAATGTTAAAATCTAAATGATAAACTACTGCCAAATTATTAAAGTCTACAGTTTTTGTTGGATAAATCAAGGTATTGTCAACAACTTCAAATCTTGTAGTTAACCAATTTGAGTACTCGTCAATATTAATAATTCTATCTTCTTTTGGCGGAACATAATTTGGAAAATCTGACATTGGAGCATTAGCACCTTCTGCAATATATTGCAAAGTTATATAACTTCTGATAACAGCATCTGTAGTGTCATATTCAAAATACTTAAGAGCCTTTTCTTCCATATCTTGATAGTTGTCCCAGCCAGTCAATAGGCTGTTGTCTAGTTGCAAATAGGTTTCTTGAAGTGGGTGAGAATATTCTTCTTTTAATTCATTGTAGGTCCAAGAACCTGTTTCTTCATATTCCGTTAATCTTGTAGGAGATGGATAGCCAATATTGAACTGAAGAAAATCTAGGTCATAGTATGTATTTCCAACATCATTTGCTACTGACTGTGCAAAATATGATAACGGCAAGTAGTCTTCCCAATAACCAGAAACACCTATGTCTAAGAAATATGTGTCATATGCCTCTGATGGTAAAAGTGTATAACTAGCAGTATGCTCAAGCAAAGCCTTAGCATTTGCAGACTCCTCTGATCCAGTAGCCAAATAACTATCAAGAATAGCAGTTCCGTTTTCTTCAAAGTGAGAAGAAATAGAGTTTGCATTATAAGCAGTGCAAAGACCTACTGAATATATTTTGCCAGTAAATTGAAGCGTTCCAGTTTCATCTCCACCAACATACATTTCTAGACCATTACGATTTCCAAAAAATGATGCAACATTTCCGCCAAAAAATAAAACAAGTTCATCTATTTTGATACCTGCTGCGTATTTTTCATCTACAACAATTATGTCAGTTGTATAAATTTCTTCTTCTTCTCCATTAAAATATAAATAATAATGAACTTCATCTAGGTCTTTACGAATAGAAAAATAGTTACCAGTCAGCCTGTTATAGATTTTAAACAGAGTTTCTTCTGTGGCTAAATCATCAGAAGAAAATACTCCGTATAAAGTATTAATTTCTGCATTTAAAATACTGAGTCTTGGAAAGTTAAAATAACACTCTTCCGTGTCCCAAGAAATATTTGGTCTAAAAGTTATAAACTTATCTCCAGAGGTTTGTATTGCTTGATTATCATCATAAAGGTCTTGTAATGTTTTAGATCCCAAAAATATTTCAGGTAATGAATAGGGTGGTGTTGAAAGAGATGTGGTTGTTGTTGCAAGGTTATCAAAACTACCCTGCTCCCATTGTGCAAAATCTGGATATGTATAGTTTGCCGTATAGTCTGCAAATGGATAGTCAATAAAAGCCTGTATACCGCCATAGGCGGCGTTAATTACCTCTGGTGATAAAACACCTTGTCCATACACCCATCTACGCTTTGCAACACTTATAGAGACGGAATATGGATAAATTGCAACACAGTCAATTTCAATTGGTGTTACATCTTCATATGCATAAAATCCAAGCCAATCTTGACTATCCCCAGTATTGTCAATTTGTGCGGGAAGCGTTAAATTATCTGTTTCAAGCGGAATACTGATTACTTCTTCTCCATTAATCAATACACTTGCATTATTTCTAATTAATCTAATATGAACAAGCATTGGTCTAAACCATTCTCCAACAAAGTGTGAAGAAAATTGCTTACCAATAACAAGTGTTAAAAATCCAGATTCTACATATAAGCCGTCAGAAGAAGATATTGGTCCAAATATTCTTTTTGGCTGATATGCATTTGAATTAACTCTAATCCAAAACTCAACGGTGTAATCTTTAAATTTACCAAGTTCATTTAAAAATCCTTGACCTGGAACTATTAAAGATGGTTTATTGCCATTGTTTGGAGATATTCTAGTAACACCAGTTGCACCAAACACCATTGGAACACCGCTATTTCTTGCAACAAGAGCATTATCTGCTACAAGATAGTATCCAGACTCTCCGCCTAAACCATATGCGTCTGCAGCAACAGCAGCATCTGCAGTTAGTGCAATTGTTGAGGGTAGGGAAATTGGAATTACGCCAAGAGATATAGCATTAAATTCTTCAGACCATTGACCAGCAGTAATTCCATTTATATAGAACTGATACTGATCAGGAGCGCTACCTCCGCTGTTATATGTAAATTTTAAAACAACCCTAAAATCTGTATTTTCATTTGGTATATCAAAAGTCTCAGATATAAAACTCCAAGACTGGAATATTGTAGTATTAAAACTTTTAAGGTTTTGCACTATTTGGGATGTTGTTGTATCAGTATATTCAAATCCAATTTGTACTTGTGTTAAGTATGCGCTGTTTGAATAAAAGTATCCACCAATAGTTAGAGTACCAAGATCCGTATTTAAATCTGTAAAATTAACTAGATTTTCACTAACACACTGTATTGTTAAAGAACTTGTTGAAGGAACGTCTCCTTCTATTAAATTTAAAACACTATCCTCAAATGGTTGATTTATATCAATGATAGATGTTGTGGCA